AGCCTGCATTAGCAGGGCCTTTGGTTCCGCCATACTCGTTTGCTTTATCTGTCCATACTCCAGAAGGATCTTCTATTTTGTATGTGGGTGGCATTGAGTTGCCTAGTGCATAGCATTCGTTATTGTTGCCACTGATTGATATGAGATTTTTATAAGTAGCATTAGAAATGCTACCACCGATAAACAAGTTGTTATAAGCAGAGTTGATAGACCACGTTAACATACGAAGTACAGTATTAGTAACTAGTCTTCCAGGATAATAAGATGCATTCGTTTTACTTGCACCCATATAGAGTTCAGCATGTTTATTAATCTGCAAACATTTATTTTGCAGAATTCCGCCTAATACGTTTTGACCTAGTGGACTTTGTTTTCCTGAATCTGCCATTATAGTTCTCTAAGGCACAAAGACATCTGGACTACCATCTTTGATCTTGTGACCACATGAGTTCCCAGAACCTACTCTGAGTACAGGTTCGCCTTCTGCGAATACTGTTGGGCTACCTTCTGTAGTCTTGGCCGCTTTGTGTGGCATCTTATCTGGTTTGGGTTTGTGTGGAGTTATTTCACTGACATGTAAGCCTACTTTTAAGCCATTGGCAAACACAGTTCCGGCGCCTTTTTTGATAGCACCGCCTGCATCGTTTTTGTCATCTTTGCGGCTTAGTTTAGCCATGTAGTTTTATCCTAATACTATTTTCTTGTCTGGTACTTTTATACCTGTTGTTGCTTCTCTGTACTTGTCTCTGATTGAAGTCTCAGTTTCAGCAAAGAGTGAAACACTACTAGTATTTAGTGTTACGGATAACTGCGGATCGTTGGTGAACATACTTGGGATAAGTCCCATGCCCTGAGGGCCTGGAGCACAAGAAACAGGATGTTCGATAATAAAATTGTATTGATCTGTATCAAGTACTTTCGCAATCAACTCTTCGCCACTGTTTAGTTTAAATGTATAAACTGTATTCTTTTTTGCTTCTGCTATATTCATCTTATCCCTCTAATTTTGTTTTAAGTTCAGTAAACCCACCAACATATGCTTCATCTAAAAAGATTTGCGGAGCAGTACGAGCATTAGGTACAACTTCTAACAAGTCTTGTAGTGTGTAACCTGCTCCAATTTTCTTTACTTCTGTTTCAATTCCCTGTGCGTCTAGCAATTTAATTGCTTGGTCACAATATGTGCAATTGTCTTTACTCCATACTACTGCTTTCATCATTTCTCCTGTGTGTGATGTTTAATTTTATTACTGTATTTAATGCGATTATAGGCGATCAAATAATAATTATGCTAGTTCAGGTAGATCGTCATAATCAAGTGATTCTGACATAACACCAATAACATAATTAGTTGATTCGTTTTCTTGTAATGCTGTTTGCTTTTTGCTAGTATCACTATGCTTGTTAAACCAAGGGATAGGACTTACTTTTGGAGCAGGCTCATTATATTTGATACCAATCGTTTTGAGTGATTCTAATGCTGTGTAGTCTACAAACTCTTTTAAGATGTTTGCATTAAGACCAATCACAGGACCTTTCTTAAACAAGTAATCTGCCCATTCTTTTTCTTCTCTGATGACATCCATATACATATCATATACTTCTTGCTCACATTCTTTTTGTGCTTTGGCAAATCTTTCATCTTCTTTTACAACTTGGTTAATGATCCAACCTGTCCAACCTTTATGCAGTAGTTCGTCTTGCAAGATTAACGAAATGATGTTACCATTACCCATAAAGATTCTGTTCTCTACCATTGCTAATGATGTAGCAAATGATACCATGAATCGTAATGCTTCTAAGGCATAACTTGCATGTAGAGCCATCCAAATTGCTTTGATATGATCTTCTTCGTCAACTTTCTTACCCATCTCTTTTTGACAGTTGATTGCATGTAAGCCGTCATAGTAATCACATACTGAAGATGCCATATCTGCAATTTCTTTTGTATCATGTATAGTATCAAATATATCTTTAGGCACGTTGTAGATGTTTCTAATGATATGACTGTAAGAACGTGAGTGTATGTTAGTCTCAAAGAATGACCAATTATACATTAATGCTTCTAGTTCAGGTAGACTTACAACAGGAGTAAAGACTTGTACAGGGCCTCTGCCTTGTAGACTATCTAATGCTGTTTGTCTAAGTAAGTTAGCAGTGAAGATATGCTTGACAGCATCTGATGCTTCTTTGAAGTCACCTGAATCTTTTGTTAAACTAATCTCTTCTGGTATCCAAAAGAAACCTCTTGCAGTTTCTTCAAAGTTTGCTATTTTATCATATTTCACTTCTTCAAATCTTTGGATAGTTACAGGACCGGCAGGGTCTAAGAACATTTTATTGTCTAAGTAAGTTGTTTGTTTTGTTAAATCGTATTGTTCTTTGCTCATATCTAATCCCTATAATTTACATGATTCACAATCATCTTCGTCTAGTAGTTCTGCTCCACCGACATATGCTTGGGCTATTTGTGCTAATTCTACTTCTTGTCTTTTGACTCCTGCTTTGTTTATTAAAGAATAATAAAAAGTCTTAAGTCCCCATTGATGTGCCTGCATTAAGTTCTTTGCGATCAATGTCGTAGGCACTTTTTGATCTTTGAAGTGTGCTGGATTGTAAAATGTATTTGTTGATATACTTTGATCTACATAAGCCGCTAGTACTGCCGCAGTCTTTAGATATGCATCACAGTCTTGTTGTTCCCACATCAATTGATAAGAGTTTCTTACACGTTTAATGTGATAGTCTGGTACTACTTGTGTTAATGACCCTGCTTTACTTTCTTTAACAGAGATTAAACTCATTGGCATTTCAATGCCGTTCGTTGAATTGATAACAACACTAGATGATTCTACCGGAGCGATTGCCATTAGAGTTGCATTTCTAACACCGTACTCTTTCATATCTTTTCTAAGTGTTTCCCAATCGCATTCTGGTTTAAAGTTTGCTAATTTATTAACACCTTTTGCTCTACGTTCCCAAGGGAATGTACCTTTACCATACCATGTTTGATCACTGTTGCCACACTTGCCTCTTTCCTTTGCTAACTCTACTGTTGCTTCTGTTAAGAAGAATGCTTGATGTTCCATCCAAGATTTAACATCTTGTAGAGCATCTTTGTCGCCATATCTATAATCACGTTTTGCATGCCAATATGCTAAGTTAGTAACACCGATACCCAATGGGGAGATTTCATCGTTACTCAGTTTGCTCTGAATCGATAAAAAGTCTTGGTAATCTAATATGTTACACAGACTACGTTGTAGTGTACGACATGCTCTACGCATGTCCTCAGGGTGCCTGAATGCTCCCCAGTTGATCGATCCAAGTGTACATAGTGCAATACGCCCTTCATCATCATCTAACCGCTTAAAAGGCTTTGTGGGCAATAATATTTCACAGCACAAGTTACTTTGATAAATTGGATCAACCCTAGTATCAAAGGGTCCTTGATTCATTACGTTGTCAACATAGACTAAGTAGATTCTTCCGGTATCAGTTCTTTCTTTTAAAATACCAGACCTGAACACTTCTTCTGCTGACATTGTTTTCTTGCGAAGTTTACGACTCTTTTCATATTTTACATAGAGTTCCTCAAATAAAGGCGTGTCTGAATAAAATGCTTCGTAAAGATCAGGTACTTCGTTTGGATCAAAGAATGTGATGTTCTCTTTATTCTTAAAACGTTTCCAAAAGAATGCAGATAGAACAACACCGTAGTCCATATGTCTAACTCTAGTTTCATCTGTTCCTTGATTGTTCTTAAGTACGATTAAGTCATCAAACTGATGATGCCAGATAGGATAAAATACTGTAGCACTAGCATTACGAATGCCACCTTGTGAACAAGAACGTAAGTCTCCAAACCACTTCTTAAGAAAGGGTATCATGCCCGTATGCATGATCTCTCCGCCTCTTATAGGTGATCCTAAGGGTCTTAAACGACCAATCTCTAAGCCTATACCAGCACGTTTACTTGCATACTTAGCCATCATTTCACCTGATGCAAAGATACTATCTAAATCATCATCACTCTTAATAAGAACACATGAACTAAACTGTTTAGTGGGTGTACCAAGTCCTGCAAGTACTGGAGTTGCAAGAGTGAAGAGTCCTTCACTAGCACATGCATAGTAATCTTTAATCAATCGCATTCTTGCTTGTTGTGGTTCTTCTTTATGAAATACTGTAGCGGCGGCTACCATATATCTTACTTGGGGTGTTTCATAGATTTGACCACTAGCACGATTACGAACAAGATACTTACCAATCATTTGCTCTACTGCCGCATACGAGTATTGCTCGTCTTTGGCATGATCTATAATGGTGTTCATTTTATTCCATTCTTCTTCAGTATACCAATCTAGTAATTCTGAAGTGTATAGACCTGCTTCTACATTTGTTTTTACTATTTCGTAGAGGTGCGGAGGCTGGTATTGACCATATACATCTTTACGCAACATAGATAAACGTTGTTTACCTGCTACATATTGATAGTTAGTATGTCCAGTTTCTGGATTTTGTTCTACATCAATGAGATCAACGATAGCACGTAGAGTGAGTCCATCGATATCTCTAGTTGTAATCCCGTCAAAGAAGTGAGGCTGTGAGGTAATTTCAATCATTGATTGAGATACATCTGATACCCCTTCACATATTTTTGCTACTTGTGCCTGCCACTTTTCTAATTCTAACTCTACAACTGTTCCTGATCTTTTAGTGACTTTAATGTTCATTCTTTACCTAATTTGTTTTGTTATGTAGTTTTTGTATGTCAATGTATTTGACGTTCGTAAAATCTGACAGCACAGTATTTACTACCGAGTCGGGCCAGTAATTCAACACATACTTTGCGTTGTCCACCAGGACTAATACAACATCAACGTTATTATAGTCGGTTGCTGACACTAAGTCAACATCTTTTATACCCAATATCGACATAGTATAGATTATACCCAATGCTCTGGCATAAAAACAATAGACATTATCATGTAGTAGTTGCCATGGACCAGGCCACACTTTCATATCGTGTGGGTGCAAATAGTAGTTATTAAGAGGGCATTGTTGCCAGAATTTATCTACTTTTACACATGTCTCTTCTAAGGTTTTATCTGCTACTGATTGTCTTAATTTTGACCATTCTTCCAGCCTATGTTCATAGGGCATAGTAAAAACATTCATATATGTACTTATCTAGTTTTTATTCCACATACAAAAAGAGAGACTTGCGTCTCTCTAGTTGTGTGACGCCTTGCAACATCACGGTTCTAAGGTAGTTAGAATTAGTTTTTACCAACTAGTACTTCACATACTCCGTCTGGTGTGTCGCCATTGTAGCCTGTTATCGCTTTACCGATAATAGTACCTACTTTAAGATTATCTAAATCTGCCGCACAACCGAATCCAGGAGCCTCAGAAGAAACGATTAAGTCTCCTTTGTGTACTGGTCCGATAACTTTACATGGTACACGTCCGATCAGTGCTAATTCAACTACGAATTCGCCTTCACCTGCTGTACACTCTGCGTTATAAACTTGTGCTGGGTTAGTTGTAATAATACCTGCGACTGCGTGACTTGCATGATTACCACATACTGTTAGTTCTGCTTCACCTGCAAATAGAACAACTGTACCTGCTTCATAGTCTGCATCTGCTGTGTATTTCTCAGCCAAATCCGCGTAAGTAGCATTAAGTGTTGATCCACTTGTTAGAGTCCAATCACCAATGATTGATCCTGCAGTTGAGTTTGAACCTGCTGTCAATGTAGTTGACTGTATTGTACCTGTGTTAGTTGTACCAGTTACATTTAGTGAACTTAAAGTACCTACAGAAGTAATGTTCGGTTGAGCCGCTGTTGTTACTGTTGCCGCACGTGTTGCAGTTGTTGCTGATCCTGCTGAACCTGTAACATTGATTGACCATGTACCTGATGCGTTTGTACCAGTAGTACTAGGTGCTCCGATTGTGTTGTAAGAAATAGTTCTTGCTGTACCACCATTGAATGTTGTACCTGAAGATGCTCCTGATCCACTATTGTTAAATGTTGCTGAACTTGTTGTGCTTCCTGCTGTAGTTGCTGATGTTGCACTTGTTGCACTTGCTACTGTACCCGAGACATTAGCGCCTGCTACGCTATTTGCTACTTGAGCAAAATCAACTTCACCAGATACATTTTGACCTGCTACTGAACTTGCACTTGCCGCTGTTGTAGCACTCGCTACAGTACCTGAGACATTTGCACCAGCAACTGCGTTTGCTGTAGTTGCAAAACTTACTGCACCTGATACATTAGCACCTGCTACTGCATTAGCAGTTGTTGCAAAAGCAACAGCACCTGATACATTTCCACCTGCTACTGAGTTTGCTACTTGAGCAAAATCAACTTCACCAGATACATTCTGTCCTGCTACTGAACCTGCTGATCCACTTACTGAACCAGAGATCGTACCTGATACAGTTAATCCTGATAGTGTACCAACAGAAGTAATGTTAGGTTGTGCGGCACTTGAAACAGTTGCGGCATAACCTGTTGTGTTTTGGTTAAGAGTTGAAACGTACGCCGCTCCAATTGCTGTAC